TGGCGGATATCTACCCCTTCGATGTAGCGGAAACCTTGGACGGCGCGGAAGTGCCCGCCGTAGCCCGACAGGGTGCTTTTCCCTTTGGCCCGGCATTCCTTCTTGCCACCGAAAAGAACGCCCGATGTCTGCGTCCAAAGTGGGTCGCGGCGCAGTGCCGCCGCGAGGCCCGGATGAGATGTGTGAAAGAGCGTCGGCATAGGAAGGGCGTATCGGTTGTCGCCCCGACGCCACGCGGCGCAGACCGCGTTCAAGAACCGCATGCCAACGCCCGCGCCTTGCCATTCCGGCATTACGACGAGCCGGCAGGCGCGAGCCTCGACAAGACCCGGCCGGGTTGAGACCGCCAAGTGCGCCACCGGCTCGCCGTCAACGAAGGCGACATAGCAGGTGGCGGCGATCATGTGCGGTAGCTTCAGATAATGATGCGGCTCAAAATACGGCCACCATCGCCAATTGGTTTCTTGGATGTCCACGGCGATCGGGGGACGTCGCCGAAGATACCTCCCGGTGAACTCACCTGTTGCCGTGTCAAAAACCCAGTCCGGATCGAGCCAGTCGATGATGTCATAGTGGCACGACAGCAGGACCGCCTTGCCGCCAGTCCGCCGCCAAGCCTTACCGAACGCCAGCGCCCCGACTTTGGCAATCTGCCTGTCGACCACGCTGGTGAACTCGTCAACCACCACCTCGGCAGGCCGATCGCAGATAATGCGGGCCAGATCGGCTCGGAACTTCTCACCGTTAGAAAGCACCGCATAGGGCCGGAGCCATGATGGCACCGAGCCGAGCCCGACCGATGACAATGCTGCGGTAGCGTCGTTGAAATCACCGTCGCGGGCGATCACGTCGATAATCGGCTCGTCGGCCGGCCAGTGAAAGCCGGCCGCGCGATCCTCCGCGAACACGCGCCGCCCCAACGACGTTTTGCCAGAGCCCGAGGGGCCGACGATCAAACCGAGCCCCCAGGTACCATCGTCGATCGGCAGGTCGGCCGTGACTTCAAACGAACTGCCGTCTTCGACGTTGAAGAGGGATTTGACCCTCGCCGCCCGGTAGCTCTCAAAGCTCGGGCACGTGTTGGTGATAGTCAGTCTCATGTGACCACCACCTTGATCTTGCAAGTCCGGATAGCGTTGAGCGCTTCGAAAAGCAGTTCCTGCGCCTTCTCATCCTCGCAAACGAGAATGACGCCCTGCTGGTGACGATGGCGATACTTGTTCCTGCCGGGGGCTTTCGCCGGCAGGGGTGGCATATCAGTTTTGTTCGGCATGTGTGGCCGTGGCTCCGTTCGGTCGCTCGAAGCGATCGGGTAAGGGCTCTGCCGGCCTCAGGTGATTGAGAGTGCCGCAACGGCGGCACTTGATTTCTATAACGTCCGCGATCGCTCCCGGTCCAGCTTTAAACAAAAGCGCGGAACAGGAGCCGCAACGTACATTTCTCATTTTCTAACGCTCACGAGTCTGTCACATGAGTCCCGCCCTGCAGGGTACGGGTGCGACGGTTGTGAGAGCCGCTGTCGGACGGGAAAGAGCCGCGAACTTAGACCCGTCGTTGGTGCGTTGACGCGCACCGGCCGCCCGGTCTTCACCGGGCGGGTGTGTCACTCCGCATAAAGCGGTTCGTAGGCATCCGGCGCGATCGGCGCGGCTTCGACAGGATCAGGGCCGCGATACACCGGGAGCTTTGCCAGCGCCTCCTGCATGGCCGTATGAGCTACTGCCGCAACGAGTTCAGCTTCTTCGAGCGGATCGTTTGAAGGGCTGGTCATCAAAGCTTCAGCGCCTCGGTCCACATCGTTTCGAATTGCGCGGCCGAGATCCCGAGTTGCGCGGCGATGGTCGTCAGCAACGGGTGGTCGCGCTTGAATTCGCCGGCATATTGCCACTCAATCCGAACCTTTTCCTTTTCAGCGCCATCCGGCAACGCGTCGATCGCTGCCTCGACTTGGGCAAGAGCGAAGCCATTGTTGACCAAACCGAGGCGAAGCTGGCGCGCGGTAAGCGGGGCGTACTTGGCTGCGGCCTCGCGCTCGGCCTGCTCGGCGGCCGCCTTCGCCGCAGCCTCTGCGTGTCTTGCGTCGGCGTCCGGCAAAGCGTAGGTCGACAAGATCACCTCGTCAGGCGCTGTCAGATAAACACCCTCGGCAAGGGCTGCTGCCTTTGCGTCCCTTACGAACTCATCACGTGCGCCGTTGACCACGCCTCGAAGAACAGATTCCATCGTGAACTGGTGCACGGAGGACCTGAACTTGTGCTTGAATGCCTTTTCGTCGATCGCGTCGAGATCGACCTCTACAATCATTTTCACGTACGCCTCCTTTTATGGGTGCATCCATTGCACTGTTATTCTTGAATTCCATCCAGTGAACGTGAAACCAGACGTCATAATATTGTAGGCAAACCAGTCGTTTGCGCCCATGTTCACCAAAGCAGACAGGGAGCCGGTAACATACCCGCCGCGCATGACTAATGCGCCCTGAGTTGATGTTCCGTTCCGTGACAGGTCGATAGCTATCTCTCCGCCGCCGGCAATGCCGCCAGCAACGAACACGTCGACCAGGTACCAACCAGCAAGCGGAACGTGAACGGCGTTTCGACCGTTAATCGCGCCACCTATGGCAAACCCGCCCCGATTGAAAGTAAACCCACCATTGGCGACGCCAATCATGCCCCCTGCCGCAACAAAAACGTCGGGACCAAGACTCGTACACATCAGCGGTGTATCGGGAAGATAGACGGCGCCGGTCTTTCGCTCGGCGATGAATGACGTTCCAAGATACACATTGGCGTCACTCCATCTCATAAGCTTCATATCAGAACCGACGTTACCCCCAGGTTCTCCGACGCCATATCCGGCCCTTACCCAGGCCCATCTGTTGGATGTTGCACCGCCCACGGTGCCACTCTGGAAATAGAAAGCGCCATCGGTGTTTGCCGCGCCGACGTTATAGAAAAACGGCGCAAACACGCCGGTTTGCGAATTGACGATCCCGGTGACAGTGACATTTCCTGATATGGTTCCGCCGCCGGTTGAGAACGCGCCAATGCGCGATCGAATGTCGGCAGCGCCGCCCATGTTGCTGGCGTAGTAGTCGGTCCAGATGTTTCCGAGATAAACCGCATCTACTTGCCCGATGAGACCACCAAGCGCCGAATGCCAGCCGACCATAACATCGTTTGTGGACGTCATGTTCGTGCCGCCAGTGCGCCGCACGACCTTCGCGGCCGATGCGAAACCCGCGTCGGTCGTCACTGCCACAAGCTGCCGGCCGTAGGCGGTAAAGGGGGTCCAAGCCATGGCGTTGGCGCTGGTCGCAAACGGAAGCTTGTCAACGGCCATCGTCGGCGCGAGAGCAGCCAGAGCCGCCAGCGACGAATAGCGCAACTCGCGAATGACCGTCGTTAGCAGCGCGGCATTTTCGGTGAGCTGCTGCAGGTATGCAGTATCGCGCACCAGGGCGTACTGGGTCGAAACCGTGGCACCGGTCCAAGGGACAGCGGCGACCATCTGGGTGTTGCTGTTAACCGCCGCGATCGGTAGCACGTTGCCGTTCGCCAAGGGGAAGACCATGCCGCCGACGATGCCCGCTGTCTGCCAGTCGGTGCCCGTACCAGTGATGAGCGTAGAGCCATTGGTGAGGGTGATCGTGCCCGTGGTGTGCGGAAGTGTCATGGCTGCTCCTAAGCGGGTATGCCGAAGATGTAATAGCGGATGGCGATGGGCGGGGTGGCACCAGCGGTGCGCCAGCTTCCGGGGCTGTCTCGCCGGTTGTAGTAGTCACCGACGTTGCCGGCGAACGTCCAAAAGCGGGCGTTGTTCTGCGTTAGCTCGCAGTAGGTGCTTTCGCCGGCATGCAGCTGGTTACCGGGCGCCGTGTACCGAAGCCGTTTGATGAAGGGCAGCCGGTAGGCGCTGGTCCATGTCGTGTTCAACTGATTTTGGCCCTCGGGAGCGGCGCTGCCACCTCGGCCGCCGCCGTGTTCCGTTAGGTACTTGACCATCGGGAACATGCCGGCTCCATCAAACGGGATGTCGTAGTAGACCCCGTTTCCAGCCACGACGTCGATCCAGCCATCCTTGAGGATTTGGACCTGTGGCCACCGGCTATCTATGACAATGTCGGGCCATGCCGGCGGGTCGGCCGCGCCGGGGCGAAGAACCTGCAAAGCATTTTGACCGCCCTCGCTGATCGGCCGAAACACCCGGTTGACGCCGCTGGTCGGGGGACTGTTGTCCGCGAGGTAGAGCATGAAGCGGGCGCGCATGTTTGTCGAAGCGTCGAAGCCGATTCGGGTGCCGTCAAACCAGTACTCGGCCCCGAAGTTCGCCGTCTGCGGGTTTGACGGGTACATGATGGTGCCGCTGTTGTAGAAATGCACATCGAGCGCCACCATCTCGGGGATCTGGAAGCCGACGTCGAAGTAGCTGACCCCGGCCGGAAGCGCGATGTCGCCCGAGCGAATGACCTTCACCGGCAGCTTGGCAGCAGCATCGAATGACGTCTGAGCCGGCGTTGCCGTGTCAACCGGATAGCCGGGCCTTGAGGTCTTGAAGTCATTCGGCCCGATCACGACGACCTTGCTGCCGTTCGGCGTCAGCGCCGGGGCCTCGTCGACGGGAACGCGGTTCCCAGGCAGGTTCCAAACGACCAGCGTCCGATCTCGCGACAGGAACTGGTTGAAGCCGTCGATCGTGTCGAACCGCGTTATCTGGACGATGATGCCGGATGCCCAGGCGCCGAAGATGTTGTTGAAGAACGAGCTATTGGTGCCCGTCACCCACGCAAGCTGCCGACTGTTTCCCTGAACCCACGACCCGCCTTGACCGTTGTAGTAGTCGTAGCTGTCATGCCAGAAAACCATGTGCTGGTTATATCTGTTGCTGCCGCCGCCCTTCTTCGCCTTGATGTCGTAGAGCGGCACGTCATAGCGCAGCCGAGGGAAGTACTCTTTCTTGTAGCACCAATGGCTTGAGCCGCCTCCGGAGACTTCACAATAGACGAAGTTGCTGTTGTTCGATCCGGGCGGGTAGTAGAGCAGCACGCCGCTGTCATTGAGCCCCGGCCGAGTGATCTGGTTGATCCGCTGCATGCCACCGAGGTTCATGGTGACCGCGTACTTGCTGTTGTAACGGAACTTCCAGCGCTCACTATCCGGCGTGGTGCGCGGATCGTCGGCGTCATTCGTGATCTTGATGCCGGGATAGCCCGTCGCGTCGGGACCGATCAGCATTCTAACCATCAGTGCCAAACCTCGATCGTGCCATACCAGCCGTCAATGACGAGCTTGCCGCCGCCGAGGATCATCTTGCCGGCGTAGACCGTGCCGATGTCGGCAATGTTCAGGCGCAGCACGCCGCCCTGGTAGACCATGGCGTAGTTCCGCGTGACGCCGTCCGTGACGACCCACTGGTCGACCTTCGTCGCCGCGCGGGACTTGAGGACGCCGTTTTCGGTGTAGATTTCGTAGTACTGGCCGGTCTCCTTGTACTGGTCGCCGAGGTTGGCGCGCATGACGATCGAGTGACGGACATTGACGCCCGACTGGTCGACGGCCGCCGAAAACTTGATGAGCCCGCCACCGAAGCGGTCGTTAAGGTCGGCGCTGACACCAGTAACGCTCTCGGCGACGGCGCGGATGGAGTCTGCGAGGGTGGTTTCGGTCTGGACGATCTTCGCCCGAGTGGTGACCATCTGGGCGTCAAGGATGCGGGTGCTCGCTGCCAGCACGCCGTCCTGTCTGGCTCGAGTGAGCTCTTCCTGTTCGATGCGAGCGCGGGCTTCGCCCACCTTCGCATCCAGATTGTTGATCCGTGAAGCGAGAGCCGAATTCTCGGTCGCTTGCGCCTGCCGGATCTCGGTGATCGTTGCATTGGCCGCAGCCAATTGCGCCTTGAAGGTCGTTATCTGCTGCGCCAATGCCTCCTTGTCGGAAGCGCTGACGCGGCGCTCCTCGGAGATCGATGCCATGGCGCTGCCCATTTCGGCGCGCATCTCTATCTGCTGACGGTGGCCGATGGCGTTTACAAGTGAGAAATCAAGCACAGTTTGGGCGTGCCGCTCGAAGGCTTTATCGAATTCCGCCTGCAAATCCTTGAAGCGCTGATTGACGTCGTTTTGCACCTGACCGAGGCCGACCGAGACGTCCGTCGCCAAGATGTTGCGCGTTAGAACATCGAGCCACGAGGACCACTCGGTCAGACGGTTCGAAATCGGCACATAACGGCCCGCCGCTTGAAACTCGGTCCTCGGCAGGCACCAAGCGCCGGAAATCGTCCACTGATAGGAGCCGTTGCTGTGCGGGCGCGGGTAAGGCGTCTGGTCGCTATCGAAAACGACCGAGCCGGTTGCCTTGACGCGGACGATGACGTGAACGCGGGCCACATCATCGAGATCCGGAGCGCAGCGGATGAGGATCGCCGGGCGACGCGCAATCCCGTCTGCGTCCTGCACTTCCGACGGCTCTACGGCCCAACCCGACATGGGCTGCGGCGGAACAGGCGCCGGGCCAACATGACCGATCGACGTCGGCGCTTCCATGCCGATCGACCAACCGTGGTCGGCCGGGTCAATCTCCTTGATGGTGACGACCTGCCGGAAGCCTTGCGCGCCCGATTTTCTAACGATCAGGAATTTTTTGTTGGTGTAGCCGTTGTGGCCCGACGTCCAGGCAATAACGTCATTCGGCACCAGCGGCTTAGTTTCCGGCGGGAGGCTAAGCGTATGAACGGCAAAACGGCGGCCATCCTTCAGCATCGCCTCCATCAGCCGCTGGACGGTGACCGCGTGGGGCGTGGCGCGGAATTGCACGGAAGCGGTTCGGCGGTGGCCGTCATCGGCTGCTTCAAGCGCCGCGTCGTACCGGGCCGGCGCGTCTTTCGCTACCCAACGTTCGGCCGGTTCGGGATAGGTCGCCTCGATCCCGTTGTGGATTTCGTCCGGCGCGGGGAACGGGTCCAACTCCCGCTCAGAGGTGACCACCACATGGTCATCCGTGAAGGAATAGACTGCAGCGCCGGGCGCGCCGATCAGGAGGTAGAAAACACCGCCGCACTCGGAGAGCCGGCCGCTGCAGCCTTTAAGCAGTTCTTCAACGGCTTCGAGCGGTTCCATGTCGCCATGGATCTGCATTCCGCACCGGAACTGTTTTTCGGTCCCGCCGGCCTGAAGCGCGATCAATCGGTCGCATTCGTTCGCGGCGGCCATCCAGTTCGACGCCGGCAGCCGGAACGCGGAGAGGTTGCGACCGCCATAAACCCATTCTGTGCCGTAATAGATGCCACGGACGATGTTGTAGATGATGACCGCATTGTTTTCGGTCGGCTCCCAGGTCGAGCGATCGTCCCAGCGATGCGACCCGTTTCCTCCGGCGGTGCTGTCTTTGCGAAGGTCATAGAAGACGGGCGGCGAAGGCTCAAACAGGTACTCCGGCTTGCCTGCCGTAAAGAGATCTTGGTTGAAGCGCGTCGTGACAATGACATACGCGATGCCCCTGCCGATCATTGTGTCCTTGAACGGCCGGGTCGGGTGGCTGCCGAAGGCGGCGCGGAGAAACGGATCCGCGACATTCTGCGAGCCATCTACGAACTTGACCCACATGTAGTCATTGCCGCCCGAACGATACTCTTTGACCGGGCAACCGCGGCCGTCCGAGTGCGGCTCATTCCATAGGACGGTGCATTTCTTATCGCCCGCCCACATGCCGGCGAGGCCGGGTACGGGCAGATAGGAGATTTCGAGCACGTCGGTGAAGAAGGCATTCGGCGTCTTTCCCGCTTGCCCCCATGTTCCCGCGTAGGCCCGAATGCCCGGCGTCACGGACTTGCCGACAGGTATCTCTATCGAATTGTCGTCGCCGGTTCGGACCGAGACATTGACGCCGCGCGGCTGCTGGTTCTTCAGCGCCCTCTTCGCCTTGGCCCTCTGATAAAGAGAGAGGCCGACTTGCGCGCCGATTGCGAGCGCACCCTTGAACAAGGCTGCGGCAAGCCCGCCTTTAACGACAGCACCTGCAATCGCGGTGACAGCGCCAACGACTGGCGCGGCCTGGGCCGGCTCCGAGAAGAGCAGCCAAGAAGCAACAGAGGCGAGAAGGACGTTTCGAAGCTTCATTAGCCGACCTTAAACGCCCTTTGAGCGGCAAGTAGATCGACGGTTCCCAGGCCATCGGGCCGCATAACGAAAACCCGTTCGCCGTCGACAACCCCCAATGCGAAACCGAACGGGCTGTCATCAGCGATTGCCGCGATATCGCCAACGCCGGCCTGCGACGGGTGGATCTCCGGCAGCAGCGACGCGACCAGGTCGCCGAGATTGTCAAAGCCGGCCGCCTTCATGACGCGCAACGCGCCGGCCGCCGACTGGTAGCGGCCACGGAACGCAGCAGCGACATCGACACCGGTCAGGGCCTCTACCGCCCGCCCGGTCAGGTGCGGGCCACAATCGGCTTGTTTTGCCCAATCGGCCGGAACCGCCTTCACCGCGTCGATCGCCGCTTCCAGGCGGCTGCGCCAGTCGTCACGGCGCGTGAGAGCCAACATCACTTCGTCCCCCACGGCATTTCGACAACGGTTTCCATGGCGGCCCGGTAAAGGCCCCATTCATCGCCACGGGCGGCTTTGTGCCCCTCGTAGGAAGCCTTGCGCGGGTTCTTGCGCGTGAGCATTGCGATCGCGTCGGAATGGGCGGTGATTTGTATCGAGCCTTCGCCGCCGCTGGTCGGGTTTTTGATTGGCGCTTTGCTGATCTGCCCGATGAAATCCGGCCATTCGACGCTGACCGGGAGCCGCGTCAACGGATCGAGCAGATATTCCCAAATCTCAAGCCGCCCGAGACGCGCTTCGAATTCGCGGACGAGCTGCTGCGCGAAGGGCGCGATCTGCGATAGGGTGACGGTTACCGGCTGGACACTCAGATCGGACACATAGACGATATCCGAAACGCCTAGGAGCGAGCCGTCGCCGATGAAGCTGTAGGTTTTCTGCGTCCCATCGAACCCGTCGAGGACGGGAATGTCGATCGTGTCGGTTTCATCCCAGAAGGCCCGCACAACGGGAGCGCCGTTGTCCCGGCGTTTAACGCGAAACACCACCAACTTTCTTGGTACGAGGCCCTGCTCGACAGCGTTGATGCAGGCGCCCATGTAGGCCGGGGATTTGTTCTGCATCAGTTTCTCTTCTCGATGACCTTGAAGCCAGCGCCCTCGGTGAGATGCCGGCGCGCGGTTCCGGGGTTGTGGCTCTTCGGGGCAACGGCGGCGACGAACGCGGGGCGCTTCAGATTGACGGCAGCCCCGTCGACGATCGGGAGGGGAAGATGCGGCGAGATCGCAATATCGGCTCGGCCGGCAGCGTCGGCGACGGCGCGTTGCGCCACCTCGACAAAGGCGTGCTTGTCCGCATACGGCACCTGCAACTTGTCGCCCGGCGTTAGAACGTAACCGACCGGCAAGCCTTGCAACGGCGCAACAAAGCGGTTGGTGATCGCGCGCAACGTGACTTCGGCGTTGCCAAGGATCGCCCCGCCCGGATCTTCGGCCGGATATAGCGAAACGGGATCGCACATCATAAACCGCTGCTTTGTCGCCCGTAGCCAGCGGACCAGCGCGGCAACCTGTTTGAGGCTGGTCGTGCGGTCACGGTCGAAGGACACGTCGCCGGTCCAAAGGGACGGCGCCAGATCGGCTTCCCAAAACGCGCCGGAGCCCATGCCAGACGTCTCAGTGTTATCGTCGCGGTCCCAAACGACACTCGCGATCGGTAAAAGATCAAAGACGTCCGAAAGAGGAAGTACCGTCATCACCGCCACCTCGGGTTTTCCATGATGTTGCTGACGCGGTCAGGAAGCTGGCCGTCGTAACGTTCGACGACCTGGACGCTCGCCTCAGCGCCGGCCGACTGCGCCGAACTCATCAACTCGGCGCGGAAATCTTCGCCGCCGATGAGGTGGACGCCGATCGCGAGTTCAAGCCTGATCAGTTGAGCGAGCGCGCTTTGCCCGGCGGCCGCCTGCCGCATCGGCGAAGAAAATGCCGGCGACGGGCTAACCGAACCGCGCCTGGACGGGACGTAACCACCCACGTCGAAACCGGGAATCTGGTTGTCGTTCAAAGCCTGAAGGAACGACCGCACGCCGGGCTTAGCGACCACCGAAGCTTTGACGACGAACTCTTGGCCGTGGACGAAACCGGCGACGTCTTTAGGGTCGAGATTGCCGGTATAGCCGCCTGTATCCCAAAGCCCCCACGAGCCGCGTGAAATCGCGCCCGTAAGCTGGCTGGAGCCCAAGAAACCGCCGATGCCTGGAAACAGGCTGAAGATGCCGCCAAGACTTCCACCGCCTAGACCGGGAGCGGCGGGGAACGAGAGCTTCGACAGATTTTGGCCGAACTTGTCGAAGCCGCCTCCAAGCGCGCCCAGTCCCTTCGCGGCCTGCCCCGTTGCATCGCCTAGGCCGCCAATCGAGCCCGTCACCTTACCGGCTGCGCCGGAAAGGCGGTCCAACTCCGTGTTAAACTTGTCCACATAGGCCGAGCCGGTCGTACCGAAGACATCCGAGGCATTGGCCCCGCGCGCCAATGGGCGACCGGTAAACCAAACGCTGGCCGCGTCTTGGGGGTTGCCGTACTTGGAAAGCGACTTTCCGAAATAGTGGTCAAAAACGCTATCTTGGGCGCGCGGATCCGCGAGGAACTGTTGCGGCGTCAGCGACTTCCCAAGCGCCGATTGCGTCCACGACGGAATGTTGCTGCCCATGACCTGATAGTTGCCATAGGCTCGGTCACCATTCACCAGCGGGCCTAGGGCAGCATAACCGCCGCTTCCCCGGCTCTCGATATTGCCGATCGCCTGCCGGAAAAGGGATATGTCGCCGCCGGCCGCGCGATTGCCGTTCGCCCCAAGACCAAAGAACGACGAGCCGAACCCGCCGGCAGCCCCGCCGTTGATCATGACGGTGCCGGCCATGACGGACATGGACCCGACAGGTTTTCCCAGCCCGCCTGTTATTGCGCTCAGCGGGTCGCCGCCGCCGAACAAGTGGGAAGCCACATCATCCAGGGTGCCGTAGTTGGTGCCGAGGACAAGGTTCTTAAGCGGGTTATCGACTGCGAGCTTACGGAAGCCTGTCACCAGTTCCTTGGCGGCGTCCTCGACTGCGCCCTTCCAATCGCCGTCGCTCAGCTTGTCAAACAGCCCGTCGATCGCGCTTTCTCCGGCGCTCCGGACTTGATCCCACGCGTCGGCAGCCCGTTGCAACTCACTCGTCTGCTCGGCGATCGCGGACGCATTGCTGCGGATTTGCGCCGCCTCGGCGCTCATGCTGTCCAGCCCGCGCCTGCGAATTTCCTGCTCGGCCTCAAGAGCGGCCGTTAGCCGCTCCCGATCGCGCTCGGTCGCCCCGATCAATTCGCGCTCGAGCTTCAATGTCTCGAGCTTTTCGTTCTGCGAAGTTATCATGGCCAGAGCGCCCGCCCGACGCTCTTCGGCCAGCAGGCTCTGCTGCGCTTCGCGAGCCCCGTTAAGGGCGTCTGTGAGGCGTCTTTGTTCCTCGCCTTGCGCGGCCGCCGCCGCAGCAGCCAAGGGCCGAAGTTCGATTTCACGACGAAGCAATGCCTCGGCCTCGGCGGCCGACATCGTGCCGGCGCTGACCGCATCGTTAACGGCGCGCCGAATCTCGATTTCTTCGTTGGTCTGGATCGAACGCGCCCGGCTAGCCGCGATCTCTTCGTTGATCGCGCGATTGCGTGCGGCCGAAATCTGAGCCTGCGCCTTGCCGGTCTCGATCTCTTCGCCTGCCAGCTGCAAACGCTCACGGTCGGCGATCAGGTTCGCAAGGATAAGCGGGTTCCGCTCATTCTGAATGCGGATATCGAGTTCGCCCAGGGCCGCCGCTCGTTCTTCGCTGGGGATCAGCGTCTGCAGCGCCCGCGTCTTTGCGTCGAGGGCGCGTGTTATCCCGTTCCGCTGTTCATCGCTGAGACCGGGCGCGTTCGCACCACGACGGAGCGCTTCGATCTGATCTTCTAACGCTTGCCGCTGGCGAAGCGCCGATGTCGCCGGCGAGGCCTCGGATAAGCCGATAGCAGCCGCGCCCGATTGACGGCGTTGCTCAAGGTCGCGAACACGTGCGCGGTCTTCCTCAAGCCGGCGTCGCTCCGCGCTAAGCCGGTCTAAATCTGCCTTGGCCGCTGCGGCCCGATCTGCGCCGCCGTTTAGCGTCCCGAGAATGAACGACGAAGAAGTCCGAGAGAACCGCTCGTAATCGGCTCTCGCCTCGGCAATGCGCTCATCGAGCGACGGGCCCGACAATTCGCGGTCGATTGCCCGGCCGATCCAATCATATGCCCCGCTGGCCGATGTGGACACATATTGCCATGCCCGGCCGAGCGCGGTGGTGGCCTCGGTCGCCTGGGCGAGCCGGCCCGGTAAAGCGTCCAGAATAACTTTCTGCGCTTCGGCCAATCTGTTCTGGTTGGCGAGGCGCGTCGCATACTGCGCCGTCGCGCCGTCGATCAGGCCGTACTGGCGGTAGAGCGTTGCCGCCGCTTTAGCGGGGTCGGCGAACATCTCGGCCAAGGCCGCGCCGGCTTCATCCGAGGTGATTCCTAACGTGGCAGCGTAATTTTTCGAGAGCGAAATCATCGCCTCGAAATTGGCGGAAGCGATGCGGCCGGTACGAAGAAACTGCACCTCCATCGCGCGCGCTTGCTTGATGCCAATGCCGGCCGCCGCTGCGCCAGCTCGCGCCGCGGCTTCCATCTCGGAAGCCGTCCCGGCGGTAGACCGCCCGAGGCCGGAGGCGGCTGTGCCGACAGCCTTGATGGAAAACAGATAGTCATTCCAGGCAAGCGCGCCCGTAGCAACAGCGGCCGTAATGCCGCCGATAGCGAGCCGTGCCGGCGTTGCAGCCTGACCGATAGCCTTGAGTGTGTTGCCGACGCCGCCATAGATCTGAACGGCCTGGGGACCTTGCTGCAAGATCACTTGTGACACCGGCATGCCCAAAGCGAGCGATTGGACCGTGTCGTTGATCTGATAGGAGAGGTTCCGCGCCTCATCGGCCGTCAACTTCATGCGCTGGCCGTGTTCGCGTAGTTCCGGCGACGCGCGTTTGATGACCTCTATCTGGCGATCATAGGCGGTCTTCGCCCGCGTTAGCGCCGCCGCGCTTTCGTCGGCCGACAACGCTTCCAGTTTTTGCAGACGTTGGATCTCGGCAATCTCGCGCCGATAGGTCCGCTGCGCCTCATAAAGGGGGACATACCGCGCGCGTAGATCATCCAGTTCGCGGCCCGTAGGCCCGCCGCTTTCGCTGCCCCATGGGCCGCCGCTGGTCGGCCGAGGAATACTCGGGACAGAAGCGCGGGGCGAGGTGCCCTGCGGGCGGTTCGCTGCGGCGCGCGCGGCCTTCTCCGCGTCCGAAAGCTCGCGCGCCGCCTTCGCCGCCTCGCGCGCGGCGGCCGCCTCCTCGCGGAGAATGTCGGCTTGCTTATCAAAAGCCGCGCTGGCGTCTTTGACGTCGGCGGTGACGGCATCGAGATCCTTGCCGACTTGGACGGCCGCTTTGCTGACCGCCGATGTATCGGCGGTGAAGATCATGGAAAACTTCAAGGTCACTTGGCCGCCTCCCCGAAGGCCTCAAGTGCGGCGGTTTCCATTTCCGCCAGGTCTGTGAACACGGCGTCGGGGAACGATTGACGGCGAAGGACGACGTCAACGCCGGCATAATCGAGGCCGAGATAGATGACGGCAGCAAAGGTGGTAGCGACCCGCCACTGCGTTTCGCAGGCAATCCACGCCTTCCAGCTGTCTTTGTTCTTCTCCCAAATTCCGAAGAACACATCGTCATCCTTTCTGATGTCGGAGGGGTCGACCGCGAACCCCATCCGCTTGAAATCGGCCGCGACGTCTTCGTCGATCGTCGCGGCCGTCGTCGGGTCGGTTCGGCCGGAACGCGCGAACGCCCAGGCGCGCGCGGCCGCTTTTAGTTTCCCAGCCGGGCTTCTTCTTCGCCGTTGAGGCTGTTGGCATAAGCCCGGTAAGCCGCCGCGCGGAACCAAGGAAACAGCAACGCCGCTTCAAGCATCTGCGGAGAGAACGTCACCGGCTTCCCGTCGTCTTCGACATCGTCCCAGCCCTTGATGACGCGCCGCAAAAGATCATGCTCGCGTGCGATCTGTTCCTTTTCCGGCAGCGCCGCGATGGCCTCCGCGCTGGCGATCGCGGTGTTTCGGTCTTCGACCTCGAAGCGCAGAATGAACTTCTGTTCTTCAATCTTGCCGGGCTGGGTTTCGCTCGGAATGCGGGCGGTGGCCGGCCACGAGTAAGAATAGGTCGAAACGAGCTTGAACTTCATGAGATGGATCCTTTTTTGCGCGTTGAATGGTTGCCGCCCGCCGTCAGCGGAACGTGATTTTGATTTCATCGCGGCCGATGACCGGAACGAACGAAAGCGGAAGCGAGTAGTTGAGGATGCCGTCCGTCTGGCCTTGGGTGGGCCGCCCGATTTCCACGGCCGGCGCGGTGATCTCGACAATGTTGCCTTCGACCGTTCCCACGAGGATGCTCAGCGGCCCGCGCGTGCGTTTACGCGCACGGTCGAACCAATCGATTTCCTGAAGCGCGCGGGCCTCCACCACAACGGTTCCCGTAACGCTTCGATCCGAAATCAGCACCTTTTCATCGCCAATAAGGAAGCGCGGCGTCAGCCGGTTGCCGAGATTGATCGATATGCTCTCAGCAACCGCCGACCAACCGTGCAGACTCATTGTCGTGTTCGCCTTGGAAACAACGACCGGCGTAACCCAGCCCGCCTGCGTGACGGCGGGCATAGCGGCATCGTCGGCGATCGTGCCTAGTAGACCCATGTAGCTCCACTGGAACTTCGGAACCTGCTTTGGCGTAAGGTTGATGCTGAGATTGGACCGCCCGCCCAGCCCGATATGACGAACCTTGTCGTGAATGAAATGAAGGCTGGACGATTCCTGATCGTCCTCGACGATCGTGTAATCAACCTTCTGTCCGACGGTGACGGTCTCGGCAAAGCCCGACACGCGCAACGCGGAGCCGATCTTGGGCGGGGTGCCCTTAACGCCCGAACCCGCTACTTCTAACGAGCCTTCTACGCTGACATGCTCGCCGGCCAGAACGACGCCCTGGTTGCCCATGTACGGCAGAACAAGCCCACGCGAGACTTCCTCGGCCTCGATCGGAGTGATCGAAACGTCAGTCATGAGAAGCGCCTCTGCCGGCGTCGGCAGGGCGTCGTCGCCATAGACGGACTCGATCTTATTGAGAACGGCGAGTTTGCTTTGGCGACGTTCGCTCATCGGTTACTTCTCCTTCTTTTCGTCCGCCTTCACAGGCGCTTCTTCGGTTTCCTCGGCCGGCTTGCTTCGAGCGGTCGGCTTTTGGACGTGCGTGAGATTTCCGGTTTTGGGATCGGCCTCCCAGCGGCCGCCCTTGGTTGGCTGGTTCATGTGTCAGGCTCCTCGGACAAAACGCGTCGTTTCCCATGTCTGGACGTAGACGCTCACGTTGTTGTCGAGCCGGGTGTTTTCCTGCCCGACCAACTCGCAGATCTCGGCGCATGAGGGCGGCTGCCAGCCGCCAAGCAGGGATTCGATTGCGGAACGCTTCGCCTCAAACTCAGCGGAACGACCGACGCCGGTGGGGTCGTTGTGGGTCCGGATGACGGTGACGACGAGAAACTGTTCCGTGCCGTGCTGGCGGTACACGGTAACCAGCTTGTTTGGAGAAGCGCGCATACGGTGCGGAACGACGAAGCAATCGCCGCTACGGGGCGCGGTGCCCTCGAAAATGGCCGAGATGTCCTCGGCGAACTCGACGGCCGGAAGCGCAGCCGACCCCTTCAGGCGGGCGATGATCTCCTGAAACATCACCACCCCCTCATCGTGCGGTCGTTAAAAAAACCCGGCCCTTCGGCGACAAGCGATGTGCCGCCGGATTTGGCTGGCTCATTGCCGGCGATGTCAGGGAGGGAGATCAGGCCGCGCGCGGCGTCCTTCAGCTGCGTGATCGCGTCTTTGTAGTCCGTTGCCACGTACTCGGGCGGCATGTTGCCGTGCAGGTAGTAACGCGCAATCGAGACCGCCCAGGTACGGACAAGATCAGGGATGGTCGGCAGCGGCAGCTTGAAGCGCGCGCCAAGGTATCCGTTGACGATGTTGTCGGCGTGGGTAACGGCCGCCTCGATCACAGCCGGGTCAGGTGCGCCGTCCCGATCGCGGTCGGCAATCTGGCGGATTTCGTCCTCGCCAGCGCGTTCGTTCAGATCTTCAAGGGCAGCATAGGCCACGGCGTTGCTCGATGTTCGTTAGGGAAAGGAAGTTGGCGGGGCGGCCAAAGGACCCGGAGGCCGCCCCGCCGGTAGACCAGCCTGGGGAGAAACAGGCGGGTCTATTTCTTGCGCGAGCCGGCAGCGATCACGGCTTCCAGTTCTGCCGCCTTCTTTTCCGCCTCGGCGGCGCGTTGTTCGGCGGTGGCGGCCAGACTTTCGGCAGAAACGACGCGGCTTTCGACCTCGGCCAGCTTGGCCGCCGCGTCGCGCTTGACATCGACAAGCTGCTTCTGAAGGCCATGAACCTCGTCATGCGCCGCCGTAAGCTCGGCGTCCTTCTCGGCGGTGATGGTTGCAACCGTCCGATCGATCGTCTCCGCAGCGAGCTTTGCGGCGGCAGCAGCGACGGCCTGGTCGAAATCCGACCCGAGGGGCGCGTCGTCTTCGACATCGAAGGGCGGCGGGTTGATCACGCCGCTGGCAGCGAGTTGGAGCGCGAGGGCCGTGGTCACGTAAACCCGCTTCCCGGGCTTTTCGCGTACGCCGTCAATCTTTGCAGGGCCGGTCAGGGTGACGGGGAACTTCTTGTCTTCCATCGTCTTGCCTCCTTACGGCTGCGAGCCGGCGTTTTGGAAGAGGAAGCCCCCCTCCGCGCCCGTGAGGATCGGCCGTCGTTCAACGGTCGTTGGATAGATCCAGCTGTCGTTCTTCCGTTCGAAGTACGGCTGTTGAACCTGCGGATAGCCGGCGAGTTCGTAGGTGTAGCCGTAGGACGGCACCTGAAAATTGTCGCCGGTCTCAGGGACGTAAGCCAAGATGGCATCGTCGCCCCAGACGTCATTCGCCAGCGCCGCGTCGTCGGCCGTCTCCGGCAGGTACACGGCGGCCCCGATAACGACCTTCTTGATGTCGAAATAGGCGGCGAGCATCTCGACGGTGATGCTGTCCTTGGAGGTGTACTTGAACTGCTCCCGCACCTTCGGGTGGTTCTTGAGCGCGTTGCCGGCGTTGGGGCCGAGGGTCAGCGTGTTCGGGTATCGCCCGATCGAACGCCGGATGATTTCCTTGGCCTCGTTGATATCGGCAAGCGGATCACTGTTGGGATCGGTCCAGCGACTGGCGCCCGCCAACGCAACCTTGTGGTTGGCGTCGTAGCGCGCCGCGTTACGGGCGATCTGCGCGGCGTCATGCTCGTGGCCGAGATCCACCACGTCGAGCACCATGTTGACAGCGCCCGCGCCCAGATCGATGCCGGGCACCTGCTCAGCTTCCTGCTGGTGTTCAACGGGCACGACGCCTTCCAAGGCGTCCTGCACCAGCGAGACAGGGTCGGAAGCGTATCCGTACTGAACGCGCCTCTTGTCGGCCCCCGGAGCGCGCCGTGTGTTCATGAGGCGAAACGCCTCCTTGCCGAAGGCGATGACGCGCATCGAGCGGCTCGGAATGGTGACGCGCGGAAACAGGACATGGGAGATAAAGGTAGAATTGCGGTAGCCGCGCGCGTGCGTCGACAGGATGGGATCGACGACAGCGGAGGTCCGCTGATTGAGAACTTTGGACATTTGGCGGGGTTCCTTAGCGGACGAGGATCGAAACAAACTCGCCGTCCGCCGCAGCGGTCAGCGCTGTAGCGAAGGCGTTGGCGGGGGTAGCGCCGGCAGCCTTGACGCCCCCAGCCGCAGCGGAGATCAGCTTGGCTCCCTTCACGATCGGCCCGCGAGCGCGAACCCGGGTGATGCCGATAAGCATCACGCCGATGTCCAGGCCAATTTCGGTTGCCGGGTGCTTCGCGACGCCTTTGACGGGCGCGTCGTCGGCAGCGACCTTTCCGTCGTCGAAGCCGACGAGGTCAAAAGCGTCGAAGACGGTGGTGGCGGTTACGGTGTCCGTGAGGACGTCCTGAAAAAACTGCATGGGGTGTCGCTCCGTTAGGAAACCGCGCGCACAGCGTCGAGGTAGAGGGTTCCGGGATGTTTGCGCTGATAGTCAGTGGCCTTCGCGTGAAGTTCCAGCTGATCACGGTCCACTTCCTTGCCGTCCGAGGCGAACGACACGGCGGCCGCGACACCCTCGCCGGGGATTTCTTCGCGGCCGAACGACACGACCTTCGGCTGCGCGGCCAGAAGGTCACGAAGCGCCTTATCGGCGGCGATGCCCGGCTGACCTGCGGCGAAGGAGACGGCGGTATCGGCCGGCAAAGCGTTGAGGATGGCGACGAGCTGATCCTTCGAGGCCGGCAGCAGCTTGCCTTCGGTGACCAGGGACTCTGCGAATGAAACGTTCGCGGCGCTGGCGATCTCGCGTTCACGCGCCTTCAAGGCGGCCTCGCGCTGGGTAAGATCGGCTTCGCGAGCGGCGAAAGCCGGGTCGGTTTTTGTCAAGTCACTCTCCTTCGTGGGGGCTGGCGTGGGGGCGGCAAAGGACAAGCGGCCGCCGGGCTTGTCGATCTCGGTCTCGCCGAGCCATTCGATCGCGTAGGAAGGGATCGCCTTATCGGCCGCGTCCTGCCCGAACTGCCCAATGAGGAAGTCTCGAAGCGCCCGGAACATGCTGGCCGTGTGCTCGAAACCCGGTTCGCCGAACTCGGCGGTCACAGAGACCGTCTCGTCCGGCGACCCGCTAAATTCGACGTTGGCAAGACCCGGTACCGCCGGAGCTGCGCCGCCGAGGAAGCCGATATGTTTGGGATACCAAGTTCCGGGCGCCGGATTGGACGGCGCGTCCGGACGGAAGAACTGCATGGAGACTTTTTTGTAGCTGCCCTGTTTGACAGCTTCCGCGAAGGCCGGCTGGATCTCGTCGAGCGTCGCGTAAAGCTTGCCCGTCGACGCGTCGAACTCGAAGCTCTTCGCCCAGCCGTAGGCCGGGGCATCGGTGGTCGGGTGACCGATCACGGCCGGGGCCGGCGCGGTCGTAAAGTCGTAGGCGTCAGCGGCGGCCAGCAGATCAGCCGGCGTATAGGTGATAGCGGTGCCCTGCATCGGCGTGAACGTGCCGACGCGGAACACTTCAATGCGGGCGGTGCGCTTGCTCATCCGGTCCTTCCAAATCAATCTGGAAAGACCCTCGCCCATGCCGAAAACAAAAGCGGCCAGACATTAGGTCCGGCCTAGCTCGTTCGGTTGGTGTCCTGACAATGCTTCAGGTGGTTTTGCCCTTCAAGCCGCCCGCGTCGCTTTTTCATCCGGCGATCGCGCGGCCTTACCGTTTGTGTCGATTTCTAACGGGGGTCTAACGCGGGTCGCCGACTTTTTCCGTATGTCCGGGGCCGCCAGCCGCCCACGCGCGTCTGTGGGCTTCTATTTCAAAGCCGGGTTTTCTGACTTCAGCCAGTCCTCTGCGATCTCGACGAGTATCTTTTCGTCCTCCTTTTTGACGCCAAGATACGGGCGAGCCGGGATCTTGATTTCGTGCGCCTTCACCGTCACGTCGCGGGCAAAGTTCGAACGGGACTTTTTTCGGAACGTCTGATCGAGCGTGTCGGTCTTGGCGTCGTAGTGCTGGTAGATGGTCTGCCGGCGTTCCTTCCTTTCGATCGTCGCGCCCAATTGGTGAGCGGCCGCATACGGCACAGGCGTGCCCAGGCGGGCTTCGTCATTCGTCACCGTCAGGTTAATCGACCCGGCGAGCCGGCCACGCGCACGCAGGATCTCGATGGGCACCAACCCGCGCTTTGCGCGCCGTTCGATCGTTGCCGGCAGCAACGGCTTCCACTTTTGACCATCCGGGCCGGTTTCCTTTTGGAAGTTATCGGCCGTCGAGTTCATGAGGTGCTCGCCGGCATTTCGGTAGAAGCCTTCACGGTTCGTCATGGTCCGGGTCAGCTTTTCCAGCGCTGCCCGCGCCTCCGCGTCCTCGACGGTTACCGTCTTGGTAATGCCCACCATCGACTTCTCCTTTCCGTTGGCCTACTATTCCCGCGTTGGGCACGCGATGACCGGTGATGGTCCAGGTAGCTCCCCGACACGAGGCCGGATCACCCTGGCCTTTTACTTTTTGGGCCGACTGTAGATCAGCTTGCCACCGCGACGTCGATCGAGCGCGTTGAAATCCGGCTTGCCCGTCTTCGTCGTGGTCACGTAAGCCGTGACAGCATTCCAGAATCGTTCGCCGATCTCGAAGACGACCATGAGGCCAGTTTTTGGATCAGCGCGAATGTACCGCCGATCGACGATCAACTCTTCAGCTTCGGGGTCGGCCGGATCGACCTTCCGAGCCACGCCGAGCCATACTTCGTCCGGGTCGAGGATCGCCTCTGCGAGCAGCGGCGTGAACGTGTGCCGCCCGCGCTTGGTCACCTTGATTGCCCCGCTGCGGTCGCGGAACAGTTGATCCGAGATCGGCAGCGGCGTGCCGGTGACATCCTCGAAGAGAACGGCGCGGCCGAGATCCGCACCGAACGGACGAAGGAACGCCCTGACGTATTCTTCGGGTGCGAGATCCTCGGGAAGCTGCGCGGCCGAAAATGCCCGCGCGGCCTTCACCAGTTCGTCGATCGGACGCGGGCGATCGATCTCGACGGCCATGCGCGGATTTTCGAGCGCCGGGGCTCCGGCCTCCATCAAAGACGATGGTACTAGCCCTTGCTCCCAAAGATGGCCCGGCTGGTAGTCCCACCCAAAGCCGACGCCTTGCGGTCGCTCCGTTAGGTTTCCGCTCACGGGATCGATCATCGGGGCGCGGAGATCCTCGGGGGCCGGATCGGGGCCGCTCTTGCCGCGCCGCCTCAAGTCCGCTTCCGAGAGCGTCCGGACGCCGCACGAACAAAACCAATCGTTCGGCGGGAAATGCTGGTCCCACCACGGGTCATCGTGGCGAAGAATCTTGCCGTGCCATTGCAGATGAAGGCGGCGTGGCACCTGCGGCCGGCGTGTCTCGCCGTGGCGGTACTCCCAAAACGGCCGCAGCCGCACGACGTCCGGATCGCGCATCTGTTTGAGGCGGCCGGCCATGTACGAAGTGCGGATATTGGTCTCGAAGATGACGCGGGTTCGCCAGCCGTACTTCCCTTTGTAACGCCAGCCGTAGCGCCCAACGATCTCGTCGAAGTCCTTGCGGAACTCATCGAGCCCGGAGCCTTCCCGCATTGCTTTCGCAATTGCCTGCTGGAAGTCGGTCAACATGGCCGTGTCGGTCGCGCCCGCAATGACGAAGGCGCGATCGTGAACGCCTCGCATCGCGTCGGTCCAAGCCTTGGTAGGCTTCACGCGCTTTTGCGTGAAAAACTCGATTTGCTCCTTGAACGGCTGGCTGAAGACATCGCCATCGGCAAAGTCGGTTGCTTCCTCGGCGTCAAGGAACACCGCTTCCCGACCGCGCAATGCGGCAGTCAGCAAAGCATCGCCCACCAGAAGCCCGAGGCGCTTGGACGACCATTTCGCGCCGAGCTGGAGTACGTTGGCGGCGGCCGTCGCAAAATCGGGTGCTTCAAGCGCTGCCTCGATCCCGTCCAGGCGCGCGCCGATCAGCCCGTCGCTTTCCGCCTCGAGGCGAGCAGTGACGTCATCAACGACGGCGTCGTCTTCCGCGAAGCTCACACATTCATGGAATTTTTTTTTTGCCCGCCAAGCATGGCGGCGAAGGCCGGGGAAGATTGGGCCGCCTGACGTACGTCGCGACCGCGCTTGCCGCCCTCCATGAAGCTGAAGCGGGCTTCGACGAGGCTCTTGACGGTCTCCTCCGACAGCCGCTCCGTAAGGCCGGATTGGGTGATGTAGTCGCGGGCGTGGGTGTCGTCGTCAAAGTTCGCGGCGACCATGAGGACGTCCTGAAGCGCTGAGTTTTCAGCGGTAGCCGCCTCCGCCTTCGCCTTGCGCGTCTCCGCCTTGTCGCGCTCGTTGCTCGGGCGGACACGATAGAGGAACGGTGCCTGCGCGCCGGGAAAGTTGTACTCGGTGATCCACGTTAACAACTGGCCGCGATAGGTATCAGAAAACAGGTCTCCGTCGCCGTCGACGAGCTTGTCCAGTTGGCCCTCATGGGTTTCCGATGCCGCGCGCGATCCGGCCGACCCGATATCCGTGGTCAGGGTTTCCCCCGTCACGGTGATCGAGATCTCTTTGTTCCAGTAAGCGAGGAAGCCTTCGTAGCTCACAGAACCGGAACGGGAAGCCTCCAAGAACTCAACGTCCGTTCCAACGGGGACGATCAGGGCAGAGCTCGTGCGGACCCGCTGAAGGTTGTTCAACAACTTGCTCTGTTCGTCGTTTAGGCTGCCGTAGGGCGTTTTGCCGACGACGGTTGGGCCGGCGTACTTGTCAAGGAAATGGAGCCAGAAGGCGATACCTTCCCGCTTGAACAGCACTGGCCAAAATAGCCGCGTCCCAAGCCCGAGGCCGTAAGGGTTGTTGCCGATAACGCCGACCCGGTGAACAATGAACTTGCGCTCCGGCAATTCCATGCCCAAGCGCATATCGTGCAACGTTAGAAGGCGGGGCCGCCAGTCTTCGTTAAAACCGAAACGACGCTGGTCATGCGTAACGATCTCGGCCGGGACGATATGCCGGCCGTCGCGCTTCCACACGACTTCCTGAACCGCGTAGCCCTTCAGCGTCGCCCCGCCGACCATCTCTTCGGTAAGGCGATCAAAGGGGAGCGCCTTCAGGCGCTCACGGCAAAAGTCGGCCGCCTCTACGTCGATCGGAGCGTCTGAGGCGGCCGTAACCTCCCACTCGCGCTGGATCAGTTGCTTTCGCCGTTTTTGGAGCACGGCGTGAGCGTGGCCGTCGCGCTCGATCTCGTCATAGATCTTGAGCCCCTTGCCGCCGCCCCGCTGGATCAGCGTATCGTCGGCATGCTGCAAGAGGCCCGAATAGAACGGGATCGTGATGTCGTTGCGGGCGGTCGCAATCAGCGTCTTGGCATCGGCCGGCAGGTTCTTGCGCTCGGCCTCGGTCAGCGTGCCTTTTCTTCTCTTGCTCACAGTCTGTAGTCTCCGAGGGTTTCATCGCCGCCGCCAGAGGCCATCAGCATCCCGCCGCCGCTGCCGGCCGTGGCGCCACCCGAATAGTGGACGGCGTTTTGCCAGAGCATGTCGAGGCAATCGGGGCCGTCGTCGTGATCGGCATTCGGCCATTGCTGCAGTTGGTCGATCATAGTTTGCTGGGTCGGATGGAAACGAATGAGCCCGGCCGCGACTGGCGGCTGAAGTCGCTCAATCCGCAGCATCTTGTCGGCGTTCGGCACAACGGGAACCGCCGAGAGCGGGACGCCCTGCTTGACGGCTTGCGACATGAGGCTCGTACGCAAGAATTCCTGAAACTGGACGGCCTCAATGAACCACAGCACCGCGCGGTACTCGCGCTGCAAGGTGATGATGTCTGAGATGATGATGTCAGGGAGCCGCTTGCGGATAGATGCCTCAACCAGATCCATTTTGCCGGTCAGGCGATCCATGCCACCGATCAGGATAGCGGACGGATCGCGCCCCTTGCCGTGTTTGCCGAGAGACGGATCACAGGCGCCGAAAAAGATGAGGTTCGAAACCTTCAGGTTCCAAAAGATCAGTTTGCCGAAGGGATTTCCTTCGCTGATGGGTTTGTTCTGATACTCGGTCTGGAAGGCGTCATGAGAGCCGGCGCGTTCAAGCATGAGGAAGATGAGCGGCTGCACCGACGGCCAATTGACCACCGCGCCTTCGTCCATCGCCTGCTTGTTCTCCGCGTAGTAAGCGCGGGCAGCGTCTTCGCCGTCATTCTGATAGACCTCCTCGAATTTGTCCCAAAGGTCCATGCGATCCGGCCATTTGACGATCGCCTGGAATTCAGTGACGCGCCAAACGGGCGACTTCGCCGCCCGGATAAGAACAGCGTCGAAATGCAGAACGGTGCCCACCCATATGACGTCCATCGACCCGTCAGGGGGACCGACTTTGAGGGCGGCGCGGTTGATCCAGTTTTCGAGCTTCTTGCGTTGTTCCGGCGACCTGACGTTCTCGTCGTTTTCCAGATCGTCGAAGAACATGAGATCCGGGCGGTAAGGGCCGTGCCTGCGGCCACGGATCTTTTGCAGCGCGCCCAAACCTTCAACGCGAATATTATTCCGGGTGACGAACTCCCCCTCGCGCCAAACCCGGCCCTCCCCGAAGACCTCGGCGAAATCGTACTGCAAGCGCGGGTTCGTGGTTAGCTCGGCCTTCAGAGCCTCGATCAAGAGCGCGGCCTGGCTGTACACATCGCAGACTTCGAGGACGTAGCGCTTCAGGTTTCTAACGATGCAATAGAGCGCGAAACCAAGCGACAGGTGTGTCGATTTCGAAGATCCGCGGGGCGCGACAAAGAGGTCGCGAACGCCCTTCACGACCGCCAAGATTTGCGGGCAGCGCTTGAAAATCTCCTGATGGAATAGGCTGTGATCCCCGCGCACATAGTGCGGGAGGTAGGTCTCCATGAAGAACTGAAACCCGGTCTCCGGGTCTGCTACCTTCGCCAGTCGATCGCGGCGCGCGGCCGGATCGGCGGGGAACGCTGACACGGAAAGCTCGATCCAGCGCGAAAGGTCTTCCGCCATGCCGGCAATCGCTTCACGGAAGTCCTTCGCGTTGGTCTTGGCCTTCAGAACCGGGCGCTTAATCATGCGTAGATGCTCGCGAGCCGCTCGCCGAACGGTTCAATGATTTCGAGGATGACGCCGACGTGCTGCGGGAAGTTCTCGCGAACGAAGGTGATCAACTGCCCCATGACGTCCTGGGCGACGCCAAGCTCCGAGATCTTCGGCGCAAGCTTCCCAGCCGAAGCAGTCATCTTCGTCATCGCGTCGGCAAGCGCGACGAGGTGCTTGACCTTCTGATCCAGCGCCAATTCGCCGTTCTTTATCTCGTCCAAGAGCGACTGCGCCATGATCATGAAGTCTTCGACCACCGACGATACGACGGTCTCGATTCCTTCACCGGCCAAAATGCTCGCCGATCGCGCGATATCCCAATCGTCGCCGGCTTCCTTGGCAGCTTTCTTCCAGCGCCCGATCGTCGCCTGTGAGACACTCAGCGTCATCGCGATCGTCGCGATGGTCATGCGCCGATAAATGTAATCGGATCTGGCCTTGCGGCGGGTTTCCTGATCGCTCGCCATCAGCCGTCGCGTCCCTTCCAAATACCGAGGAGCGACCGAAGGAACTCCGGCGGATCATTAGAAACGCGGCGCAACCAGATAATCAGATTGCGTCCGGTGATCCCGTAGGCGGCAGCAACAGCATGGCCCCACGTGCCCGAGCCGCTGGCAGCGAAGAATTCGAGGGTCGCCTCGGTTGCGACGGCGGCGACGAACATGCCGGCCGCCACCGAGCCGATGGCCGTCAGCCAATCATGGCTTCGCCACTCGATTGCGACGGATAATGCAGCTGCGATCGCCGACGACGCTAGCGTGGCGACCTTCAGGCCAAAGACAGTTTCGGGGCCGGTCATCTGCTCCAGTTTTCCTTTTCGACATCGTGATACTGCTGGACGACGCGGCCGTGCCGTTGCCGGCACTCTTTCAGAGCCAGCCTTTGACGGCCGACCTCGGCGCGCGCGTCCGCGCCGGCTTTGGGGTCTGGATCGGGGCAAGGTTCCTCGTCTTGTGCCGACAGGGGCGGCACGCCGCGAGGCACCGGCACCGGGATCTTCCGGTCATCGGATGTCGCGCAGCTGGCGAGCATCATCAGGGCTGAGAACGCAAGCAGCGTCCGGCTGAAGCTCATGCTGGTACTCCTCAAGCTTTCGGCGCGCGTCCGCCAGTTCGACAGCGTCGGCCTTGGATCGCTCGGCGGACGCTCCGTAGATCTTTCGGTAGGTTTCGATGACTTGTTGGAGGCCTTCGTTTTGTGCCTTCAAGGCCGATTGGTCGCGGGCAGCCGTTCCGACGCTACGACCGTGCATGTAGCCGGCCCCATAGGCGCCCGCCGTGGCGATCAGGGCAGCGGCGGCGGCCTTCAATACAGTCGCCAGCCCGAGCGCGCGTAGGACGGCAATCATGCGCGACGGCCGGTGCGGTGATCACGCACGGCCTCGCGGCCGGCCAGGATCGACTGGTAGGCGACATAGAGGCCAACGGCGACAACACCCCAGCCGAGAGCCGGGCCGAACCGTTCGATGGTGTGACTGAAGACGCCCATGTTGGCGGCGACCTCGGTAACGGCCCCGGTCGATTTCTCGACCATGCCCAGCAATCCCCCGCCGGCCAGTGCGAAGCCGGCCACGCGATTGTTAGTCGATGCCTTGGCAGCAGCGGAGCCTTCCGCAGCGAGGCTTTTCAGCGTTGCGCCCGCGCGCTGCTCGCCGATCACACGCGGCTTGGCGTCCTTCATCGCCTCTCGCGTAGCCGGGCCGACCTTGCCGTCTGCGATCAGGTGATTGTCAGCTTGGAAGGCGAGCACAGCCGCGCGTGTCCGATCGCCAAAATCGCCTTCGATCTTGCCGACGAAGTAGCCAAGCGCGCTTAAGCGCTTCTGCACGTCGAAGACGCCGCCGCTCTTGTCGCCATGTTTCAGCACCATCGTGCGGCCCGCACTGGGCTCTTCCAGATGCTCGATGCCCGGCATCCTCGGCATGGAAATGTCGCGGTTCGGCGCGGTCGGGTCACGCGGTAGCTTGCCGGCCGACAGCCCGAGGACGCGCTTATAATCGAAAACGGGGCACGCCTTCCGAGCCACCTCGCAGTGGCCGTGGAACGTGACGGCGCCGCCGTAGGCATTATTGATCTGCTGGCAAAGCGACAGAACCGTGGCGTACTGCGCGGCCGTGAAGTTCTCGGACTTCAGACCGTGGAGGCAAATGGCAATCGTGCCCTTGTTGTTGCCCTCCTGGGCGGCCGGTGTGATTTCGAGATCCCGGCCGATTTCAAGCTCCCCAGATTTCCGGATGAAGAAATGGTAGCCGACGCCTGCCCAGCCACGTTGCTTGTGCCACAGGTCCATCGTGGCGACGTTGTCGTGGGCCGGGTTATCGGATGCGGAGCAGTGAAGGAAAACGCGGCTGACGGGGCGTTTCGGGGCGCGGAAGCGGTAGTTCATTTGGCCTCGCAATGGCTTGAAGCATTGCGGTCAAACTACGTCTTAGGGCGGACCTATCGCCCGGCCCAAAGGTCCGGCCTGTCTCGGCCGGTAACCGGGCTACTCGTCGGCGAAAAGGTCGATCTGGTTTTGCGGCGGGGCCGGCTTGTTCGCCATGCGCCTCACGTGCCGTTGCGAGATCCCGAGCATCCGGGCGATCTCGCGGCGCTCCTTCCCGTCTGCCTGCAAATTCAAGACGTCCATCCGCGCCGAGCGTCGTGCCCGCATATGGGGCACATACATGAGCCCCCCGGACAGGAAACTACATAGCGCGCTTGCGTCCTCGTTGCCAAGCGCCACGACGATCGGATGATCTGCGGCGGGCTTCTTCGGCGGTTTGATCTCAGTGCCGCCGAAGTGCCTGATGAGCTTTAAGGCGATACGTAAGCCGAGCGTCTCGGCGAGATCACGAAGGGAATCGGGCAGAGCTTCGATTTGAGAAGATTGGGACTGTGTCGTCACGGATAGACCGCTCCGACTGCTGCCGCGATCGCGGCTTCATTCTGCTGGACAAACCGCAAAGTGCGAAGCGCTGCCTCAAGCTGCTTGCGGTGAATTTCATGGTGGCCCTCGCGAAAAATTCCGGGGCCGCCATGTCCAATCGCCAACTCTAGTGCGGCGACCTGGCTGTCAATGCTGACGCTATTTTTCGGCGTTGCGCCGTTCTTCGGGTACATTCTCCATTCCCCGTCTCTCCATCATCTTCAGGGTCTCGATGATGGGCGATGCCTGCTCGTACGTTAGAAAGTCCGGGTCGCTGACCGTGGTCCGGGCGCTTACGAAGGACCGCAATGCATTGCGGGAGCCGTCTGCAATAACGCCCTTCCGGTGACACGACGCCCACAGAGCATGCACGAGGCGGACGTACGGCTTAATCGAAGCCGACAGGCGCTTGCCGCCCGACTTCACACGGAAGCCCAGGCGTTTCATTTCTTCGACCACGGCGAGGCGCTGCGGCTCTGTCATTTCGCGCACGGACGCGAGACCGGTGACCCGGACAAGCATGGCCCGGTAGTCTTCGTCGTCGAGGCCGAGCTGCTGCCGGGCGATGTTAATAATTGCCTTCGTGTTCATGGTTTTACCTCGCTTGTGCGCCGTTACGGTTGTCTCTAAGGTCCGCCGCAACGACAGGGAGAAAATGAAATGGCGTTGGTAGTTTGCTGCGATTGTGATGGCCGCGTTTCGGAGAAGGCCAGAACCTGCATTCATTGCGGAAATCCGCTACTTGAAGACCGGCCCGGCGTAATCGGAATGGGCCTCCGGTTCGTTTACGGCCTCTTCTGCATCGCGCTGGTCGTGGTCGTAGTCTTGGCCGCCTCACAAGCCGGGCCGCGACCGTCAGAGCGCCTCATGATTGGCTTGATCGGCGCGGGCGTTTGGTTCGGCGTATCGATCGCGATCGCGGTGCTTCTCTATGTGACCCGCGCCGGCCGCGTTGAGCGTGTGGCCGGCGCGGTCAAGACCGCCTAATTGGCGGCTATTGCCTTTGCTTCCGCCTGCCGTTCCAGGTGGGCGGCGGCGACCGCTGACGAGCCGGGGCAAGGCGTCAGGTAGGAGATCGGCGTGCCGCCCCGAACGTCGAAAACCGAGCCGCACTGAAACAAGACCGTAAAGCTGGCTTGATCCCCCGAATGAACCCTCGCCGCCGCCCCGCAAGCAGGGCAGTTCGACTGGTCCCGTAGGGTGTCGATACGAACGGCCGTTAGACGCTTGTTCATGCTGCATCCCTTTCCTCGGGGATCACGTCGACAAAGAACTTCGGCATGAATATCCGGGCGTAGACGTGTTCGACCGTCCAACCGGCTTGCTCCGCTTCACTCCACGCCTCATCCGTTGCGAACAATGAGCGGATGGCGTCCGCTTTGCCGGCGCGAAAGCTATGCGGCAAAAGGGTGTTTTCGGGCGTGCAGAGCGCCCAACCTTCCGACAACGCTTTGACGGGTTTCTTCGCCATGGGAAGCTCACGCGGCCGTCTGCGAAGTTTCAATTTCGGCCGGTTCGATCACGAAATCTTCGCCCTCCGATGAAATTGAGACCCCCGCGATCTGGCGCGCCTTGTCAGGGTCCGCCAGCATGGCGTCCTTGTTCAACTCTTCCTTGACGCGAAGGAACCGCTTCAGCCCGAGCTTCTTGCAGGCCTCAATCACGGTCTCGACCCCACGGATTGCCACCTTCGGAGGGCGCTGACGCCAATTTATTCGCCCGGTTCCGAACTCGTGAAACTTCACTTTACCATCGCTCGTAAGCGACAGCCGGTTAGCCTCGCACCACGTCTGCACCCCCTTTTCATGCTCGCCCAGCTCCGCGACGAGATCTGCGGTATTGGTCTCCAACTCCTCGCCGGCTTTTCGGATGACTTCGTCCGCCTCCGATTTACGTTGCGCGATCAAACGACGTAGGGTGCCGATGCGGCCGATCGCCCACACCGCGTCTTCGCGAGATTGCGGAACACGAGAAAGGGCCTTCGATTTGTTTTTCAGTGCTGCTTTCATTTGACTTTCCTTGGGTTGCAAGATGTTAGGCCGCGCCGTTTCCGGGCGGAATTACGCCTTCGCGCCGCGCGTCGAGCCACGCGGCGAGAGGAATGACATTGGGGTGAGAAACGGCATCTGGGGCTGCGAGATCCGCGCCCGCGAGGCGGGCCTCCATCTCGGCGCACTGTTGAACGCAATAGGTCAGGATGCCGCTCAAGGTCGGGAGAACGTCCGCAGGGAGAGGTTCACCGGCCAAGGCCATACGGGCAATCGAGAGGTTCAACCTGTTTAGATAATCAGAGGTCCGGATCATTCCCCGAGCCCCCCGACATCATCCGCCAGCAGCGCGCCATGCAGAACTACGTGCGGCCGCCCGCAAAGTGCCTCTATTCGGCTCTCCATGTTCCGCGCTTCGATCTCCCACGCTCGCAGCGCCAAGACGAAGCTATGCGGATCCACGTCGATGGCTCCGGCGGAAAGCCGTTCGCGCATCGCGTGCAAGGCGTCAGACAGCATCGCCGCCCTCCTTTTCCCTAACGCTCTTTTCCGGGCATTTCTGACAGGCGACCCAATGGCGAAGGCCCGCCGGGTCGCTCATTGTCATCGGGGCCGTGCAGAAGGCGCGGCACTGGTCGGGCGTGATGGAAGCGTGAAGGTGCGGGCACCAGACTCGGTGTGCGTAGAGCGCCATGACCTTGTTCGCGATCTTCCGCTCCACCTTCGTCGTTCCGGCCGTGTACTTGCCCGCGATCAGCAGCGAGACCGCCGTGCGAGAAATGCCGAGTTCGTCAGCAATCGCCTGCTTCGTAACGCCGGGCTTTTCGGCCTGGGCGCGAAGCACGCCCAGCCATTCAGCGTCGGGAAGCGTCATCAGCGCGACTTGTCGCATGTCACATCCTCCCGAGTGTTGAAGTCGTGAACGACGCCGAGAGTGGTCCTGTAGACCGGCGCGATCGGACCGCTGTCGCGCAAGAGCCGAAACCGCTTGAATCCGTTAGACCTGAGCCGCGTGCCGCGCTGGCGAACCGGAAGCTCGGCGACATAGCCGGCCCATTTCAGGTGCCGGATGTAGAGGTTGGCGTTGTCCACGGGGTCCTTGCCGCCACGGTCGGCCGCGATTATCAGATCGCCGGCCGTGAACGTCGGAGACATCCGCATGGCCGTCCAAAGCCTTTGCCGGAACGTGTCCCTGTAGGGCTTGCGCTCGCCAGTAAATGGCCGCCATGGGCCAGATTTGATGACGTCACCTGCGGCCACCGCCGCGAGCCCGGTTTCGGTGAGTTGATAGCAACCCTTTTCAACCCGCTCGGCGTGATCCCGAAAGATCAAACTGCACGCGCCGTCCGAGATTTGTCGGCGCGTAAGCTGAAGGCTGCTTGCCAGTTCGTCGATCGTGCAGCATGCGCCATCGGCGAGGTGATACAGGATCTTGGTCGGGATCTCCCCTTTGCCCATGTGGTCCGTCATCACAGGACCTCCGGGACCATGACCGGCTGGTTAGTGCGGCGATCGTTGATGATGATCTGGCCCGCCATCTCCCGCATAGTAACGCCGGTCGGCCCGACGTCGGATCGGAGACCGAAGCGCTCGATGTTGGCGATCGCCTCCAAGGTTTCACGATTGAAGCCCTGGCTAACGGTCAGCACGAAATCGACGAGGCAATCAGCGACTTCGACTTCGCACCGTTGCTTGATCAGCCCCCGCACATCCTCCTTGCTTGCTTTCTCAAAGCGAACCTTCTGCGAGATGCGAGATGCCACCTGCGGGAAACGTGCCAGATTGTCGTTGATGCGGCCCATGCCGACGAGGATTGTCGGCAACTCGATCATGTCCGAAATGTCGCGGATCGTTTCGAGGATCGAAGCCTTCGAGGAAACGTGATCCGCCTCGTCGATTACGAGGCCGAAGGATTTGCGTTCCATCATCGCCGTGCTCTGGCGGAAAGCCAGTTCCTGAAGCGCGGTCGCATACTTCTTCTGGAAGGCGTGCGGCGGGTTAACCCGCATCGCTTCCAGCAACTCATTCATGAACCAGTTGGGGGTCCATTCCTTCTTTGCGCGAAGGTAGATGCACCCGTTTTGGGCGACCCAATGCTTCAGTGTCGTCGTCTTGCCTAAGCCGGGTTGGCCGTCAACGACGACCAAGCAGGCCTCTTGAGCGCCGCGCTCTTCCAACGCGGAGAGCGCCGTGAGGAAGCGCTTAACATTGCTGGTTTGGACAAATGCGTTTTTCATGTATTTCCTCGTGTTGTAGAAGCCTGTCAGGCAGCGGCGCGGATGACGTTTCGAAGGGCATCGACGTCGATGCCTGACAGGCGGAAGAGTTCAATTGCGGCCGGCTTTTGGAGGCAGTTCCGCAAGACGCGAACTTGGTTACTCGTTAGGTTGTCCGGGTTCTTCAGAGCCCACGCGGCCAAATCTTCATCAGACGCGAAGGTAAGCTTCCGGGGTGGATCAGCAGGCTGCTCGGCCGACTGATGTTCGGTGATGAGGGTGACATTGCCGGCCGGGACCAACGCGGGCTCCGGGTCGATATCGATGACCGGCATCGGCGCGACAGCGGCCCCTTCGAGAAAGCGGCTGGGCGACAGTTCGGCCTCGACCACCGACAACTTGTCCTGCAGGCGCTTTGCCCGCGCGTTGGCGCGCTTTTCGAGAGCGGCCCGCTCCATCGTAAGCGGGATGTAGCGTTCCTCGTTGCCGGCAAAGATCGCGACGCAAATCAAACGGCCCATGCGCTCTTCGCCGGACTTCCGATCGATCTCGCGGACCCAAACCTTCGACGCATCGTGAACGTCGTAACCGACCAGAACGTCGTCGCCGTCAAACTCTTCCAGGGCGAGGTGGAAGTAGCTGTTGGTCAGGAAATCGACCATTGCGCGACGCGTGCGGCGCTTCACGTAAGGGCGGAAAAGATCATCGCGCTCGCTATCGAGAACGGGCACGATCTCAAAGCCGGTCGAGACATGAAACTCCCAATACTGATCCGGCGACATGTTGCCCGGCAGGGACGCATGGGGCCGCGCGTTGTAGGCCGCAATCGCGTCATTGCAGGCGTCAATGAACTCCTGAAACGTCGGCAGGCGCCGGCTTGTGCCGAGTTGCTTCATGTCGCGCCGGGTCTCTTTGAAAACCCGCTGCTTGGCCTGTCGGTCCATCAGCGCGCCGGCATATGTGTCGAAGGTTTGGGCGAGCGGGTTCCAGACCGAGCCGTTGAACCGCTCGATGATGCCGCGCGCCTGCGAGTTGTACGGGAGCGAATGCAGCTTCGTGATCCCGAGGCGCTCCACAAGGCCGGTCAACTGGTCGTCAAGGATCTCGTTCTTAAAGCCCGGCCCACGGTCGACGTAGAAGATCGCGGGGATGCCCGACCGCTCGCAAGAATGGCGGAGCGCGTCGACGACGCCGCCCGAATTTTCCGCCAAGCCGACTGAGAAGCCGACGCAACGCCGGGTGGCTACATCGACGACCGATGTGATTTCCGGCTTGAAAGGCTGGCCGTGTATCGGGTGCGCCACTTCGGCGTCGAAGGTCTTGCCGTCCGACGTGTAGACGCAAGTCGGCAGCAAATCCGCGGTTGACCGCATCACGTAGGCTTGGCGGCTTTTCAGCGTCAACGAGCCTTCGCGTCCGCGATGCTTCTCGACGTTGCCGAGCCGCGCCATCAAGCGACGGACTTGATCGTAGCTCGGCGGCATGATGTGCGCGGGCAGCGCCTTGGTGAATTGCTCTAATGCGTCAGTAAGGCACGGCTTCTGCGGTTGCGCGTAGAAGCGAAGGAATTGCCAGAACCAAGACGGCATATCCTGCTGCTCTTTGGTCGGCAGCGGCGCGAGAGCTGCAACGCCTTGCTCGTCGCGCGCTTTGAACCAGCGCTGGACGGTACGCATGCTGATGTCGCGGTCTTGGCTGGGGCGATCGTTCGCGGCCACCAACATACGATCCATCACGTTGAGCGCTTGCGGGTTGCCAACGAAGGCGTCGATCGCTTGTCGCCGCGAGAGACCGTTAGAAATCTGGTAGGTCTCGATCGCCGACAGGATAGCGGAACGCGCGGTCATAACGTCGCGCTGCCGCGCCGTAAGGTCGGATGTGGACAACGCCTCGCGCCTCGCGACTTCGCGCCGCTGCTGGTTCTGCTGTGCGACCAGCACCACAGACCGGCTGTGCTCGGCCTGGAGCGCGGCTTGCAGGGCGTCCGGCAACAGGGAAACGTGGTATTCCCAACCGCCGCCCCGGCCTTCGCGCTTGCGGCGAAGATTGTCGGGCAATCCGGCCCAACCGCTGCGGGTGATGTGGTCGATTACGCCCTGTTTCGTATGCGGCATCGCCTTCAGCTTCAGGCGCTTGCCCGCGTCGGCAATCTCTTGCGCGTTGAGGAAGACGATGAAGCTCATTCTTCGCCTCCCATGGCGCGCGACTTCTGCCGCCAGCCGTTGAGTTCGAAATGAGAGATCGAATAACGGCGGCGCAGTTCGTCCGGCACCTCTGCGCCGTGGTAGCTCAACCGTGCATACTCGCGGATGGTCTGCCGCAGGGGGCACAGGTCGGAATTGTCGTCGCAATCGGGCAACGGGCACGTGAAGCAGGGGTGAATGTCGGCTCTCGCGGTCATTTCAGCCCCCTCACACGGCCCATACGGGCGTCGCGCTGACGGGTAAGCTCTTCGATCTCGCGATCGGCGCGCCAAATCTCGATGATGTCGGCGTAGCGTTCCGGCACGGCGACGAAACCGGCCTGTTTGCAGATGAAGGCTAGGAGATCGTAGCATTCTGTCGCGTCGAGCAGCGCAATGAAGCGCTCGACTGTGATTTTGTGGTCTTTGCGTGCGGGGCTGGCGTAGCCATCAAGCATGTTCTCGGTGACACGCTGACCGAGGTACTCGGTCATCTCGTCGGCAATCTCGGTGCGTGTCTTGCCCGACTTCTGCATGGCCACAGACAGGACGCGGGCGATTTGAACGTCGAGCGTTCCGCCCTTGACCAGTTCAGGGTCGCAGCGCGCCGCGACTTCTTCCGGCTGGTAGTCGCGGAATATATCAAGCGTGAGAGTGTCGCGGCGCTTTGTCATCTCAGATCGCGCCCCGGCGCTTCAGGGAGGCGACTATGCGCGCCTCGTTGGCGGCGACGATCTGATCCAGTTCGTCATCCTTCATGTCAGCGAAGATTTTCGTGAGCGTGGCAATGCCCTGCTCCATCCGAGACACCCGCTCAAGGAGGCGGTCTTGGTTGGTCGCAAGCACCGCGTCCAACTCGCCGTCCTTCAGAGCGGCAAGCGCCTTGTTCACCCCGTTGAATTTCTTTTCGACGTGGGTTGGTGCGCGCCCGTTCTCGATGACGGTCAACGCTTCTTGAACGTTGTTCGCCTTCGGTGGATCCGAGAACAGTAAGTCCAGAACGTTCTTCTGGATCGGGTGGGTCTGCTCTGAAAGCGCCCTGAGATTGGTCTGGTGACCGGCCAGCCAAGTGCCGACACAACGGGCGCGGGATGCGACCGACAGATCCTTCCAAATCTTGACGGCGGTTTCGATCGACCGGCGGGAAAGGCCGATCTTCTCGGCGGTATGCGCTGCGAACGAGAATATTTCGGGCGCGGCATGGTCCGCGGGATCAGACCGCAATTTTTGCGTTCTGGTTTCCGACCGTCTGTCCCCGCCATTCTTCGCGTCGGGATGCAAGCGCTCATAAGCTTGCTTGAGGTCGTAGAGATGGTGGCAGCGATCAAGCGCGCTCAATTCGGCGCGGGCGAGGTTCTCCATGACTTCTTCCAACCTCGCCTCATCGTCAGAGGCGGCGTTAGAAATTGTCGAGCGGACCCGCTCCCAGCCATTCAAACGGGCGGCTTCCAAACGGCGGAGACCGGCGACGAGGCTGTAGCGGTTCCCAACCATGCGGACCCGCACGGGGTGGAGCATCCCTTGTGTAGCGATGATTGCAGCGAGCGCCGCCGCCTCTTCCGGGTCGAACGACCGGGCGCGATCTTCGGGGATGTCGATGTCGGTGATTTTGATGTCTTGCTCCGCTGCTGCGCGGATTTCGGGAAGGTCGATATGAACGGTCATGCTGTACCTGCGAAGGGTGCGGTGATCTGGATCGCGGAGCCGCCGCTGGAGGTCGGCGGCCCCGCCTCGTTCCGCCCTGGACGCAAGACCGGATCAGCGCGGAAAACAGGAAACGGATGGCCGGGCGCTATGCGCCGCCCGGCAAGTACCCAAGCTCTCGGGCCATCGACAGCCAGCCCTCGCGGAACAAATCCCGGGCGGTAGCGTGGTGTACCCAGCAACGGCTGTTGCGCTCCCACCATCGGTCAAAGGAGAGATCGGCGGGTACGATCAGCGCTTGCTCGGAGGTGTAGCCCTCGACAGCGTTTCGGATCTCGCGATCCGTCACGTCAGTGGCCGGCTGAATGGCTGACATAGGCGCCTTCATGCAGCCACTCGGACGTCAGCGCGTGCCTTCGCGATTTGACTTTCTAACGCGGCGTGTTTTGCGCTATCAAAGATGCGAGACGTCCGAACGGGGTAGCGATCGGGCCAGAGTTCTTCGGGCTTGCGCTCGATGAACTCGGCAATGATTGCCTCGGCTTTTCGGTGGGTGTGCGTCTTGACCTTTCGGCAAGTCGACGGGTCGAGACCGTGCAGCGTGGCAAGCTTGGTCATCGTCATCTTCCGACGATGGACTTCCGCCACGATGCCCTCCCAATCGAGAGCTTTGCTCATAGGATTTCTCCCTGCTCAAAGCGGGTGTTGGCGCACCCGCTTTTTGTTGGAACTCTGTTCACGTTCGTGGACCACAACAGTGGTTCACTAAGAGGGAGATATAACAGAGATTCTCTGTTTTTAAAACAGGGAAGCTCTGTTTATGGCATGGCGCGAAAAGCGATCGCAAAAACACCGCTTGGTCAAAGGCTTACCGCTGTTAGAGAAGCGCTTGGCTATCCCTCACGGCTGTCTTTTGCACAGTTTTTGAAGATGAATCCGGAGACGTTGGGCGGTTATGAACGCGGCGATTCGGTTCCCGACCTTGAATTCTTCGCAATGTATAAATTGCGTTTCTCTGTTAATCTGGATTGGCTGATTACCGGAGAAGGGGAAATGTTCCTGCAGGACTCGCCGATTTCCGAGTTCAAGGCGGAGGCCAACACTGGGGTCGATATTGGCCTAATCACGCGCCTCGCGGACAAAGTACAAGTGACGCTTATCCAGGTGAAACAGAAGGCCGCGCAAAGGCGCGTGACCGAAGAAGCCGCGAAGCTCTATAACGAACTCCTTCGAACCGTGGACGACATCACGGATAGCGACGAGGTCGAAGCGGCGACAACCCTCCTGATCTACCAACTGAAAAAGCGGCTTCAACAAGCTGAAGCCGAGCCCGGCGCCGGCAAACGTTCGGCTTGA